CCGACGCTTCGAAGAGGAACGCGCGGACCGCGTTCGCGTCCGCGCCCGCCGCCAGGACCGCCGAGCCGGTCGCGCCCGCCTCGAGCGCCGCCTCGAACCTGGCTTCCGTGAACCGGTTGTACGCGAGCGTCAGGATCCGAACGTACGCCTCGCGGTAGGCGGGCGAGCTCCGCCGGATGAGCTGGTAGCTGACGTCCGAACCGCCCGCGGCCGTGGTGATCGGACTCGAGCCCTTGAGAATCTTCACCTTGACCGACGCGATCTCGCTCTTCTCGGCGAGCTGCGCCGCGACGATCGTGTCGAGGTCGAGCGCGGGGTCGAGGTACGGCCAGTCGAGCTCCATCCCCGACGCCCCGAGCGAGCGAGCTCCGCCGAGCGCCGTCACGGCGGGACGGCTGAACGTCCCGATTCCGGCGATCGTCGAGACCCACGACGGCGGGACGACGCCGGGGTTCTCTGTCGTGATCTGATCGGCGAGCGCGCGAGCGAGCACGGGGTCGCCGTACGACGCGTCGAGGTAGTCGCCGAACGTCAGGAACCGCCCGAGCGGTCCGCCCGACGACCCGCCCGAGCTGCGCGCCTCGAGCCGCGTCATGCGCCCGACGAGATCCTCGCGGAGCTCCTCGATCGCGGCGGAGCGGGCGAGCACCTCGACGCGTGCACCTGGCGGCGTCGGCGTCGGCTCGGGATCCGGGGTCGGGTCCGGGGTCGGGTCCGGGGTCTCTGTCACGGTTGGCACGGTTGCACTCCTCACTCCAAGCACTTCGGCGCCCGTGTAGGCGCCCGACTCGACGATCCCGACCCGCCGCAAGGTCGCGCGGGTCCGCTCTGTCACGCCGTCACGTGTGAACCGCGACCCGCCGTCGACGGGTTCGAACACGATTGACACGTTCCGGTACACCCCGTCGCGGGCGAGCTCGAGGAGCTCGTCGCCGTCACGGGTTCGGCTGACGCGGAACGACGCGTACGGTCCGTCGTCCCGCTCCTCGAGCGCGATCGCTCGACCGGCGAGGCGAACCCCTGGCGCGGCGCCATGCGGTCCGATCGCCTCGAGCGTGATCGTCGCGGGGTCGAGCCCGCGGAACGCGCCGCGCGCGAACCGCTCGCGACCCTGCGGGGTCTCGGCGACCGTGTCCCACCGGAGGAGCCGGACGTCGACGATGCGCTCCGACTCGGAGCGGACCTCGAGCTCGCCGTCGAGCTGGCGCGTCAAGAGCTCGTGCGTCATCGAACCGTGACCTCCTCAGGAGCGGGCGGAACGGGCGCGAGCTCGGCCGGGGTTCGCGGCGTCGACTCGACCGGGAGCCCGCGCTCGCGGCGGACCTCCTCGAGCGTGTAGATGCCCGCGTCGATCGCGGCGGCCTCGGTCGTCACGCGCTCCGCCTCCGCCAGTCGGAAGAGCTCGCCGAGGTCGAACCGGACCGCTTGCGTCGAGGGGACGAGGTCCGAGAGCGACGCCTCCATCGGCGACAAGTACTCCGGCTGAACCGTCACGCGAACGAGCGTGTCGAGCATCCCCTCGATGTTCTGATACGTCAGCGACGAGCCGTCGACGGGCGCGAGGAGGAGCTCGGCCGGGACGATCCCCCATATCCGCGCGACCTCGAGCACGCCCGCGCGCCGGGTCTCGAGGAGCTGCGAGCTCTCGGGGTTGCCGCTCGACTCGATGATGTCCCAGCCCGCCCCGATCACCCCCGGCGAGTGTGCGAGGTGATTCGCGACCCACCGCTCCTTCGCGTCCTTCGCCTTCGTCCCGTTGAGCTCGCCGCTGTACTTGAGCGTCACGCTCGGGACCGCCGACGTACTGAACCACTCGGCGGCGTAGAGCTCGGCGGCGAGGATCCGGTCGAGCGCCTCCGCGTTCGCGTCGAACTTCGACGGGACGAGGAGCTCGCCAGGTCGACGACCGGGGAGCTCGACGTGCACGAGGTCGCGCCCTGGCACGAGCTCGACGCCGCGGACGTTGTCGCGGTAGCGGCGGAAGAGCCCCGACTCGTCCCACGAGACCGAGACCCGGTCGAACGGGAGCACGACGGCGGTGTCCGGCCAGCCCTCCGCGTTCCGACCCGTGACCGGGAGCCACACGAACGCCGACGAGCGATCGAAGAGCTCGCCCGCGATCGAGCCGAGGAACGCGTCGCGGGTCGAACCTGGCTGCGGGCGGAGCACGATCGGAGGTTGAGTCTCCATCGGGAACCCGCCGCGCCATGCGACCGGCTCGAGCTCGGCGACGAGCGACACGACGAGCGAGCGAGCCCGCGACACGGCCGGGAGCGCCAGGTAGTCCGCCCGCCCGAGCTCGTGCGAGGCGCCCGACGCCGCCCCGTAGGCGATCATCCCCGAGAGGTCGCTCTCGGAGGGTCGCGGAGCCCACACACGCCGCCAAGCCTCCGCGAACCCCTCGAGCACGGCGGCACCATAGCCCGATATTCGACCCGGTCAAGGTCCGTTCGACCCCCTCGAGCCCGATAACCTGGCCGATCGCCGGCGAATCTCAGCTGAGATTCCGCGCTCGGCCGGGTCGATCTACACCGGGCGGAGCGTCAATAGATGGTCGGGTCGAGCCGGACCGCGCCCGAGTAGCCCCACCGCGCCAGGGTCGCCGCGATCAGCGGCGACGGGTCGACGGCGCCGACCGGTCGCGCCCAAACCCACGCATCGCCGGAGCTCCTCCGCCGCGCGGCGACGACCGCGTCGTCGAGCGCGGGCTGTCCGCGGTGCGCGATCCTCCCGGTCGCGACGTCGTCGAAGAGGAGCCCGCACGCGGCGGCGTACTGGCGCGCCGTCACGAGCACGAGCGGCGGGACGCGCGGGAGGCGCGTCAAGTCTGTGACGAGCGAGCCAGCCGGACCGCCAGGGTCGAGCACGAGCGCGGGCGGGTTGTGCCGGTCGAGGAGCTCGGCGACGCGGTCGACGAGCCAGTCGGTCCCCGGTCGGCGATCGACGAGCTCGAGGTGTACGCGCCCGTCCGTGCGACCCGCGGCCGCGGCGATCGACGCGTGCGCCCGGTCGGGACTGACGTCGACGCCGAACACGGGCGCCGAGCTCGAGCCGGAGCTCGGGTCGAGACACGCGACCCACTCGGCGAGACTGAACACGGGCGCGCCGCCAGGAGCCCACCGGTTCAGGTAGGCGCGTGCAAACTCGCCCGCGTCCATCGCCGCATGATCGGCGGCGACCGTGTCGAGGTCGATCAGCGTCCCGAGAGCTGGCATCGCCGCCCGCCAGGTCGCCGGGTCGTCCGGGTCGGCGTCGTCGGGCGCGCTCCATTCGAAGTACGCGACCCCCTCGCGCTCGTCCGCCTCGACCCGAGCTCGACCATCCTCGACCCGCTCGCGCAGGAACGCGGATTCGTCCGTGCCAGCGGTCGAGGCGAGCCAGAGCTGCGCGAGCGGTCGCGTCAGCATCGCCGGTCGGAACGCCTGAACGCCTCGTCGATCACGCCGAGGTCGCGCGTGAACCCGTGACCGCTCTTCTCGCCTGACGCCGTGATCTGATGGGTCGAGCCGGTCCGCCAGCGAATCGACTCCGAGCCGTTCGACCGCCGCGTCGTGTAGAGGCGCCGGAGCGGCGAGCGGTCGAGCACCTCGACTTGTTCCGACCACTTCTCCCGCGCGTGATTCCGGTCCTGCGCGGTGTACAGGATCCGTTGAGCTCGCCGATCGACGCCGCCGAGCGCGCGGTGCACCATCACGGGGAGGAGGAGCCCGCCCGTCTTGCCTTGCTGACGCGGGACCGTCACGCGGACCTCGCGGTACGCGGGTCGACCGTCCGGGAGGAGCTCGAGCGCGACGTCGAGCACGAGCCGCTGCCACTCGAGCGGCGGAGCTCCGAGGAGCTCGCCGAATCGAGCGACGGCGGGACCGTGCGTCGGCCGGTCAGGTGTCCGAGCTGTCGCGAACCGCGGGAGCGCGGAGCGTGTCGCGGAGCCAATCGTCGAGTGCATCGGACTCCGGAGCCGGTCGTCCGGCGAGCTGGCGGATCGCCTCAAGGTGCACGCGTGCGACCGTCCCGGCGACGTAGGGATTCGGCGCGTGATCGAGCGCGCGAGCGGTCGACCTGGCGGCCGCGACGAGCGCGGCGTCGATCGCCTCGAGCCGGTCGGCGTCCCGGAGCGCGCGAATCGTCCGCTCGACCGCCGACGCGTTCCGCTTCGGACCGCGGGTCGCGTAGAGGAGCTCGAGTTGGGTCGGCTCGCGACTCACGGCTCGAGCTCGGTCCGCGCCTTCGCCTCGAGCGCGGCGAGGTAACGGTCGGCGAGGTCCGTCGTCGGCTCGAGCGCGTCGAGGTCGCGGAGGATCCGGAGCACCTCGGCCGCACGGTCGACCGCCTCGCCGAGCTCCTCCTCGCCGAGCTCCGGCTCGCGACTCACGCCAGGAACCCGCCCGCGTGCGCCAGAGCCACCAGGAGCCACGCGAGCGCGAGCCACGCCGCGACGCCCGCCAGGAGCCACGCGAGCCACCACCGGCCGGATTCCGGCGTCATGCGCGACCGTCCGGCGATGTGAACGCTTGTTCGCTTTGCATCGGGCCCACTCCTGGCACCGTGGGGAGAGATTGTCGCCACGAGGTTGCGGGCACCTCACCCGACCT